TGTATGGCGGCCAAAGGCTCCGCCCCGCGCAGGTTGTCCCTCCATCTCATATCGAAACCAAATTCACCCCCGTTAACTTTTTACCTAAAAGACTATTTATATGGTGTGCTGAATCCGTGGTCAAATTTTTCTTTGACTGATGTGGTCAGTATCAACATACTCGAGACCCAAACCAGGGGTGGGGATATGGAAAGAGCGAAGCCTTCGAAAGAGGCAACCGTCAGATCGTTGATTGCCGTGACGCCGACACAACTCAGAGAGCTTGCGAATTTACTGGAGCTTTCGTCCCAGAGGGCCGGTACGAACGACACCGCACAAGTGGATTTGACGGAAAAGATTTCTCTTTGCTTTACCCCGAACGAGAAGACCCTTGCGGAGTCGATGCGCGAAAAAGCTGACGCTCAGCGCAACCAACAGGCGATGGGCGCAAAGCCCATCCCGACGTTCAACAGTTAGAAAGAGATACTGCGTGGCCGATATCACAAAATGTAAGAATGAGAGCTGCACACTCCGTGCTTTATGCCGGCGCCACACGGAGCCAGATTCTCGGGGGCAGTCGGCCTCGTTCTATCGCCAAACTTCGGATGGTAAGTGCTCCCACTACTGGCCGAATCTCACACTTGATGGAAACAAGAAACCCGCAAAGAAAATGATGAGAGCCGTGATCGGCAGAACGGAAAGACGCGTATGAAACCCGGGCAAATTGTAACTTCGAAATCGTTTGACCAATATAGTGACCTGTCGACATCAGGCGGGAAAATTACGGGGATTTCCTCGAAGCTGAAAGTGAAGAAGGAACTTCTCAAAGACGGCAACCTCATGCACTTCATCTATATGGGGATCCGTAAGCCTGCGGAAGTGGACTTAGATTTCATTTTAAATTTCATGCGGGAGCGTGGCTACGTTCCGGACTCTGGTCCTCTTCGCGATGCGATCGTAGGGAAAAAGTCAGTGAAGAAAACCAAAAAGAAAGCGGCTCCTAAAAAGGCGAAAGCCTAGTGGGCCGTGTAGAGGTTTTGGTTTGTGATCTTTGCAAAAAGACCCAAGAGGAAAAACCTGGGATCCACTGGACCGCACGTTTTGGCGGACCGGTCCTACTGAGTTTTAAGGGAGTCCCTGGGGTTCAGACCGAGATCTCCTACGACATCTTGTGCCCGTATTGCGCGAATCAGCTCTTGGAATCGATTCGAGAAACGGTCCAGCAAATTAAAAGCATTCCCTTATAGCAGGAGGATCCCTTGGGACAGATCACCGAACTCATGAATGAAATCCACGCCAACAACGTCGAAAAAGGTTGGTGGCCTGATCCCGAACAACCGGTGCGGGAAACTTTGCAGAAGAGTAGCTTCCGCTTTGACCCCCAAACAATCGACCAGGTTGTGGGCTCTCTTCGGGTCAACGGCCACTTAAAGAACCCAACTAGAGAAACTTTAGCTCACCTGATGCTGATCGTGACGGAACTCGCGGAAGCCGCGGAAGAAGTTCGTGTCGGCTCCCATCCCCTTTACGTGAACGTAAAGGAAAGTGATGATGCGATCGTACAAGTCACACCTCAGGACCCCGCCTGGGAACGGTTCAAGCACTTGAAGCCCGAGGGACTCTTGTCAGAGATCGCGGATGTCATGATTCGCTGCATGGATCTTTGCGGTCGGTACGAATGGGATCTGGAGGGCACCATCAAACAAAAGATGGAGTACAATAAAACTCGGTCGTTCCGGCACGGCGGGAAACTCGCATGACGAAACTTCAGTGTGTGGTCCACGGTGAAATCGAGGCTTCGAAACTTGATTACGAGCATTATACATGTGGGGCTTGCTTCGCGGAGAAATATCCGGAAGGATCTTTTGTACGCAGAGTTTTGACTTTTGCGGTAGAAGACTCTTCACGCCGCCCGAAGGTGGGACAGAGAGTGAATATGGACCGCAAGAACTGGAATGCGGACTACTTCAATCAGAACCCGAAAGACGAAGGAAAGGTCTTTGAGGTTCTGAAGGTTGAAGATTACGGGCCTCCGATCATGTGGTCGGACTCGTATACGTTTTGGCTGAGAGATGTTACAACGCCATGAAGGCGAGAAGAGGGGTACTATGAGTAATAACAATAAAGTTTTCGTCGGAAACTTGAGCTGGTCCGCGACCGATCAGGACCTGGAGGACACCTTTGCGTCTTTCGGGAACATCACGGAAGCCAAGATTGTCTTGGATCGCGAGAGCAACAAGTCCCGCGGTTTTGGCTTCGTGACGTTTGCTTCGGATGCGGAAGCTTCGAAAGCCGTGGCCGAGATGGATGGTCGCGACATGATGGGCCGCCCTGTGGCCGTGAAGATCGCGGAGAATAAACCTCGTGGTGATCGCGGAGCGGGTTCCGGAGATCGTCGCGGCGGATACTCACCTCGCTACTAATGCGAGTCATCATTGCGGGTGGTCGAGAGATCACGGATTATAATGAGGTCTGTCGAGCCATCCGCGATTCTGAATTTCCTATTACACAAATTGTTCACGGGGCCGCCAGGGGAGTTGATCTTCTGGGGCTTCGTTACGCGATCGAGCACGGTATCCCGCACGTGGCCTATCCGGCCGACTGGGATAACCTGGATGCACCCGGAGCCGTCATTCGGACCAATCGTTTCGGGAAGCCCTACAACGTCGTGGCGGGGCACCAGCGGAACGCCCTGATGGCCGCGAACGCAGATGCCCTGATCGCGATTTGGGATGGTGAGAGTAAGGGAACGGCCAACATGATTCAGCTCGCCAAAAGCCAAAAGCCCAGAAGACTTCGACTTTACATCCATTGGGTTTAGTATTTAGGAATATCGCGGAGAGGTGCGTGAGTGGTTGAAACGATCGCTCTTGAAAAGCGACGGGCTTTTACCGGCCCCGTGAGTTCGAATCTCACCCTCTCCGCCACTCTGCTCCAAACATTTTCCTTTGACACTTTCTCGTATCAATATCAACCTTCCCTTTGTCCGGGTCGAAGTCAGTTGGTTATCACTCTTCTTTTGAACTCCGATTGGCATCAAATTATCCGGGCACATTTTTTAGATTTTTTAGATTTTTTAGATGGGTCGAAGTCCTTTGGTTATCGGCCGCACTTGGTCGCGGGTTCAAATCCCGCCGTTCCCGCTAGGGAGCGTAGCGCAGTCTGGTAGCGCAGGTGCATTACCCGAAGGACAACAAAATTATCCATCTTTGTTTTGTTTGAGGGCGGGTCGAAGGTTTTGGGTTATCGGCTAATATATCCCCACTACCATCAAATCATCCGCTCTTTTTTTATCCTCTAAGGGGGTCGTATCATGAAGGGTTACTCACAACATCTCGCAAAAACCAAGACGCCACAAACTAGGCCGATCCCTGGACGTGAGTCCGAGATGAAACAAAATAGTGCGGGCGGTGTATCCTTCATGGTGGACCCTTGGATGCGCTTGGATCGCTTCTTAATTCTCGGTACGGCCGGCGGATCTTATTACGCCAGCGCCCAAGACATGACGATCGAGAACTCTCAAGCCATCATCGCCCTCATTAAAGAGGACGGCATCCGTGCCGTTCACCGGATCGTGGAAGTTTCAGACGAGGGACTTGCTCCCAAGAACGATCCTGCGGTTTTTGCTTTGGCGCTGGCCGCGACCTACGGGGATGCCGCCACGAAAGAAGTCGCCTATCTCGCGATCACGAAGGTCTGCCGGATCGGGACACACTTGTTCCAATTCTGCCAGGCTGTTCAAGATCTCCGGGGCTGGAGCCGCGGACTCCGAAATGGTGTGGGGGCTTTCTATAAATACAGAACACCAGAAGAGATTTCGTTCCAGATGATGAAGTACCGTCAGCGTGACGGGTGGACTCACCGGGACGTCATTCGTTTGTCTCACCCGAAGTTCCCGGAGGGAGCGGAAGGCTTGGCCTACAAAGCGATCGGTAAAGAACCTCCAAAGGAAGCTTTGCCTCGCCGCAAAGGCTCGAAGCGCCTGAAGGGTGCGGAGTACAAAGTTCCAGAACAGTACACGGCGTTTGAGGAAGTCCAAGCCGAGTTCGGCGGGGATCTTTCGTACGCGGAACAAAAAGAACTCGTGAAGCGCATCGAGAAGTTTAAGCTCCCTTGGGAAGCTCTGCCGACGAAGGCGCTAACCTACACTCCAGTCTGGGAGTCTTTGCTTCCCCACATGGGGATGACGGCCTTGTTGCGCAACTTGGGCCGCCTCACGGAACTCGGGATCATCAGCCAGAACGGAATGGACGACACGACTCGTGGGATCACTTCCAGGTTCCAGGACTTCGAGGAACTTAAAAAAGGACGCCTGCATCCTTTGACGATCTTGAATGCTTTGATGGCCTACAAGTCCGGCACCTCGAAAGGCGGAAAGACTTGGGACCCTTCGTCCAAGATTCTCAACACTCTGGATGAAGCGTTCTACCTTTCGTTCGGGACCGTCGAGAGCACGGGTCTTCGGCATTTCTACGCCTTAGATATTTCGGGCTCCATGACTTACGACAAGATCGCCGGGACTTCCCTGACGCCACGAGAAGCGTCAGCCGCCTTAGCTTTGGTGGGGATGAATCGCGAGAAGGATTATTTCGTGGGCGGGTTCCACAAAGAACTCATCCCTTTGGATTTGAATCCGAAGATGCGGCTTGATGCCGTGATGACGTACATTGATGGGCTGGATTTCGGTACGACGGACTGTGCGGCCCCCGCGCAATATGCTCAGAAGCACAAGATGGAAATCGATTGTTTTCAGATCTACACCGACAGTGAAACGTACCAGGGAAATATCCACGCCTCGCAGGCGCTCGAGCAGTATCGCCAAGAGCACCCGAACGCGAAAGGAAAGCAAGTTGTGGTGGGCATGACGGCCACAGGCTTCACGATCGCGGACCCGGCGGACCCTCGCCAGCTCGACGTCGTGGGCTTCAGCCTCGACACTCCTGCTGTGATCTCCCAGTTCGCCCAGTCTTAGAGTTCAAACGAATCAAATTGAGATCTTGAAAACACCGGTTCAAAAGGCCGGTGTTTCTTTTTGACACGACCCCTACCCGAAATAAGTATTTATACTTATACTGGTCCAGGAGGTACTGTATGAAAGCTGGAGACGTTGTTCGGTATCACAAACAAAACCCACACCTCGACGCCTTAGGCTTCGTGCTGGGCCAGCACTATGAAGTGACGGGACGACCCAGTCATCTGAACGTCAAGACTTCAAATGGACACTACGTGTACCTGGCGGACGGCAAGGGCCCCACGAACGTGGCGCAGAACTTTATCGTCACCACGGTCCCAAAACTGGACCCGGAACTTTCAGCCATCTTGGATGGAGTTATTGCTGAACACGAAAAACGCATCAAATCGAAATGGGGGTTCTAGATGAAAATCCTAGGTATGGGCGAAGAACTACACGCTTTCCGCAAACGCATCATGACTCTTCTGTACGAAGCCCGCTTGGTGGCAGGCATGGAGCTTCCGTGGATCAAAGTCCGGATCGTTGAGTACGACAAGCCTGAAGACTCTCGGACGCTCGGGAAGTGCTTCATCGACAAAAACTACATCACCATTTCGGTGGAGCTGATGTCGTGGGACGAGAATGATCTCCGTCACATCGTCTGGCATGAACTGGGTCACGCTTACTTCAATGCAAAGCATGACGAGTCCTGTCCCCTCATGCACCCTTTGTTTAGCCGTAAGGCGAAGAACAACCCTTCGCGTGACGTGATGGCGGATGCGTTCCGCCGCATAGCCGCTCAGTCCCTCGTCGTCTACAGGGCGGTGTCTTGTGAGTAAATTAAAACCTATTTTACTATTCGGCTTTCCTACCCTTAGATTCTTACACGACGCCGGACGACTCTCTGGAGGTATGGATGACCTGGTGGCCTCTTTTAAAACAATCAAAGAGGCTCAGCAGTATGTTCGGAAGCTGTCCCTCACTCCGCCTTCCTCCACCATGGCTGAAAACCTAACTCGAAAAAATTTGTTTCAAATCGTGGACCGTAAAACTCTTCAGGTGGCTATGAAAGGGGAAATCCATTTCGGGCAGCGTGACTGGAAAGATCGTTCTAAATGGGTAAGGAAACCGAAGATTGTCTGGGAAAGGAAATCCTAATGGCGAACTCTAAAAAGATCTACACCGTCAGAGATCATCTACATAAATACGCCCTGGAAGATCGGCCGGCTGCGAAGCGCTTCATGCAGCGGTTTAATTCCATTCAGCGTCAGTTGGACAAAATGGCGAACCGTAAGGAGCGCCTAAAGAGTCTGAAGATTTTGATGGAAGCTCAGCTCTTTCTCCTTCAGCGCCGAGCAACTAAGAAAACGGACTAGGGATCTTCCGGAACAGGGACTCTCGGATCCAGAACCTGTTCGGTCCCTTTCGTGATGTAGTCTTCATGGATCTCGCAGTAAGCGCAGGTCCCACACTTCAACCAACCCGCCCTTTGCAGCAGAACATCCACGTGCCGGTGCATCCAACTCATGCAGCGAGGGCACGTCTGTGGATGCCGCTTGGCTTCGTCACTCACCCTTAAACTCCCAACGTGGAATCCGGAAGGTCCAGAGCAACTGCTTGATCTTGATCGTGTAGGTATCGAAGGTCGGTCTCGGCAGTTCGGGGTGGTAAAAAACGAAGATCTCTTGCGTCAGGTTCTTTAGGTGCAGGAGTGCCGCCTCGTCGCACGTCGGAGGTTCCGGCATGACGCGGGGAAAGCGCTCTTGAATGTCTTGCGTCAACCGTAGGATCTCGTGGCACTCCACCAGTTTCTTGATGGGGTCGATCGACTTGCAGTCTCGAATGATCTCGAGCGTGTCGCTCTGGAGCGTCGTGAGCAGTGTTTTCTCGTCAAAAAGCTGAATCAGTAAGGCCATCTGGGTCGTGTCCCCTCCCCCTTAAAAATACTGTCGTTTTGGTAAAGTCGGGCGAGCAGTTCTTTATTATCTGAAGGAGAGAGGGAAGATGTCAGAGTCCAGTAATTCCAACCAGTTCGAGCCCGTTCCTTGTGAAGACTGCGAAGATCCGATCCCGTTTGAGAGACTCAAAGCCGTCCGGACCAAAGTGTGCGTGAGCTGCGCGATGGACCGGGAAGCCCAAGGGACTGGGGTCAAGAAGCACAAGATGTACTACGACGCCACCGTAAAGGGTGACGACATCGAGGAACTCGAAGCGCATTTAGTCCGGGATAAAAACTCGACCTACTAGGAGGAAGATTATGACGATCAAACAAATCGCGGAATTCTTGGCCGACGTTGAAGGCGGGAAATCGCAAATTAAAATGGGGGATGCACGGGAAGCCGTCGCCATCATTTCGGATCTCTGCGCGATGTATCCAGATGTTGTCGCGACTCTGATCGGCAACGGAATTCGTCGCCGTAAGAAAAAAGGGATTCCCCACATCAAGTTAAAGAAAAAATAGAGGGGCCTCATGGCAGAAATTCTTCGTCTCAAAGATTGTCAGACTGACGGGCTCCTGCCGGAGATCGCTCAACAGCTTTTGGACGAAGTGGCCCTTGTGCGCGATGAACTTCTCGTTCAGGTTAATGCCATCAACCCGGCCGATGCGTCCGCCGCCGTGCAAGCCATGAATGAAGCCTTTGACCATTTCCTGGCTCAAGCTCCGATTCCCCTCACTAACGAGGAAGTCTCCGGGCAAGTGGGGCTCCCGACCGAAGAGCCTTCGGAACTCGAAGACGAGTCCCGTTTGGAAGCCTTAGGCCTCGTGTTGGTGCGGGGGATTCTTTATGCCCAAGGGAACAATCAGAATATTGAAAACTTCCGTAGGCTCTATTTCGCGGTGGGTTCTAACCTCACGACGTTTCTGGATCTCGTGCAAGGGACAGAGAACCTGATCCTCGTACAAACTCGTCTTGTCGTGAAGGTGCTTCCGTCCGACCGCACGGATTGGACGGTCACGGACGCAAGAGAGATCTTCCAGAATGACGCGATCGAAGCCGTCTACCGTGCCGCCGATGCACGCTTCTACGCGGTCGTGCCTCAGTTCCTGAATGTGAACGTCTCGGTCGCGCAAGTGGCCCAGCAGTTCGGAATCCCTAGGGACGAAGTCGTCACTCAAGTTTTCTGGCTCCGGGAAGTGGAGCAGAACACGGCTCGCATCAATCAGCTTACGGGACTTGGGATTCAAGGGGATGAACTCACCTCAATCTTGACGGGCGAACCCGTGAAGGACATCCGCCCCTCCACGATCTCCTCGCTGCGCGATAACCTCATTGTCAAAACCTCAAAGGCCACGAGTCAGATCGAATTTTTGAATGGCCGCTACAGCCGGGTGGATGACGCCGTTCGTTCTCAAATCCGCTCGGAGATTCTCTTTTCGGTCGAAGAAGCTAGGGCTTTGATTTTATTGCTCGAGAGAAAAGTCCGCTTCGCTCCCATTCTTCTGGTGCGTCCGGAGGACATCTCGGACTTTTTGGTTTTGAACTCTCAAAATGACTTGTCGTATCTCTTCTCCGAGAAACGGTCCGTGTCTTCGATCGACTTTGAAGTTTCGAGAGAAGAGTTGCGGGCCATCATCGCGAGGGCCGCGAGAATTCCGGCCGGCTCCAATACGGTTTCGAGCCTTCTTTCAAACCAGCAGCCCGTCCTGGTGGACTCTGATGTGAACTCTTCCAACGCAAGCTGGACCCGAAACGAGTGCGCCCGAATCAAAATGTCCTCGGAACTTCCGATGCGCTACGAGGATCTGCAGACTTCGTATGCGTGCTTACGCTCCTCGACGCTTCTTCCTCCGGCGGTCCCGACCTCCTCGGTGCCGGTGGTGGGTTACGACGGATACGACTCTCCTTCGTCCGTGATGTTTCGCCGGGTGGATTTTTTCGCAACTCTTAAGATCCAAAACCTCTTTGATGAAATCATTGCGGTCGCGGACCCACTTTCGAAGACTTTATCGGAGGCCCTGAAAGTTTTGATCGCGTTCCTGAAAGCATCCCGGGCCGCGGTCGATGCCGTCTTAGGTGCCATCATCGATAAGATCAACGCCGTGGTGAGCCAGATCGAAGCTTTGATTTCTCGGTACTATTCGTACTTCGGGACCGCAACTTTGGACTCTTCGATCCTGAAGTGTGCGTTTGGTTTTGAACTTCGTCCCACTCTTCCATTCCTGTCCGACATTGAACCTGCAGTCGAGATCTTACGCCGCACCCTTAAGAACCTACTCGCTCAAGCCGCGCAGGTCGTGGGTGATTACATGAGCCGCCTGGTTTGTATCCCGATCAATTTTTTAAATGACCTCACGAAGGGCGCGACCGCTTATTTACCTGCACTCTGCCGGGTCGATAGCTTCAAGCTACCTGCGGAACTCGAGTCCCTTCTGGTGGAGTTGCGGGATTCCTTTACGCTCGAATCGGTTAACATTCGGCAGTTCGGCCGCTCTCTGGTGCGGATCGAAGCGTCCGTCCAGGCCCTCCCCGCGAAGCTTGAAAACTTCCGAGAGGACTTGGTGTGTAACCAGACTCCACTCAACAGTCGCTTCATGAAATCGATGCGTGAACAAGTCGATGCGTCTTTTGGAACCAATTATCTCGCCGCCCTGACTGAAAAACTTCTTCCTCCCCGAGGTTAACGCATGGCACTAGAACTGACCGATCAGGAGTCCGTGATCGTCCGACAGAAGCGCAAAGATCTCGAGAATCTCCCGACGTATTATAACGCAGCACTCCGCACCGATGTTCAGATTTCCCGGGACTTCGAGGCTTTTTTGATTCTTTCTCCGCGGGAAATGAAAGAGGCGGCCGTTGCTTGGATTGATTCCGCAACGGGTTTGCAGAAAACCAACTCGGCACGGGACCAACTAGCTCAACTGGGAGCGGCTCAGGAGCTTCTTAACTCGACGCGCAAATTGAGTTCTTACGACGAAGTTCTGGGGAAGTTCGAGAAATTCCGTACGACCTTTCAGGCCACAACCCGGTTTGCAGAAATCCCGGAAGTGCAGCAATTCCTGTTTGATCTGCAGAGGGTCATTGAGGAACTGGCGGCCGGCCGCGATCGCGCTCAGTTTGACGGAATCACGAGCCAAGTTCTTCAAAGAGCCAACGATCGAACTCAGATTTCTCCGGACCAAATCGAGGAGTTACAGAGTTGGGTCGGGGTCTTGAAAGACTACTAACGGGTTAATTTTAAACTATGAGCGTCACGCTAAAGATCTCCAATGGACAACTCGATTTCGACGCCGCGACCGGCCAGGTGAATACCGTTTCGGGAAACCGAAAGGCGGCTCAGGACATGGCGGAGTGCTTGATGCAGGAGTATTTGCAGGAACAAGACTACGGGTCCTTTCTTCGCGCCATCCTGACCAACAAAGTCCCTTTCACCGGGGATCTCTTCATTCGTTACTACATCGCGCAAGCGGTTCAAAAACTTCAGGCCTTGCAGCAAGTCGATCCCGAACTCACGGAAAGTGAACGGATTGACGACATCCTGGATCTCCTGACGGCCGACGACGGCGCCGGCAATGTGGCGTTCTACGTGAACGTCTCGACCGGTGACGGTGGAACTGCGGACGCCGCGGCTTCCCGACGAGTGGAAACACAACTGAACCACCAGTTTGAAAGGTTTGAAGATGGCAGCCAGAACTGAAGAAGAGATTCTGATCTCCTTCCAGGAATCCGTCCAGCTCTCTGATCCGTCGGCAGACGTGAAGAAGGGCCCACTGTTTAGTTTGATCGGCAGGCCCTTATCCCAAGTCCTCTCTCCGACGGAAGTGGAAGTGGATCGCTTGGAGAAAATCTATTCCGCGGAATTCGCGAAGACCGCGAACGCCGACGAAGCTCAAGCGTTTTTGACCAACTGGTCGGAAGTGGCCGGTAACGGAACGGCCTCAACGGTGCAGTGTTACTTCATGACGTTCAATCGTCCCCGCCCGGATCAAACGATCCCTGTGCCCCTAGGGTCCCTCGTCGGAAACGTCGATCAAACCCTGCAGTACATCACGGTAGAGGCTGGAGTAATTCGCGGGGACATTGCGGACTCCTATTACAATTCACAGCGCCGGGCGTACGAGATTGCGCTGAACTGCGTGGCGGTCGCGAACGGTCCGGCTTATGAACTTCCCGCCGGCCGCATCAACTCGAAGGTCTCGAGCCTTCCCGGGATTGATGGCGTCGAGAACCGGGTCGCCTCTTCTCCTGGAGCTGCGGCCGAAACATTAGAGCAGCAAATTGACAGGGTCCAAGAAAAGTTCAAAGGCTTGGCGGTCAATACGCCAAACGGCGGCTACACCCGTGTTCGTCGTTACAATCCGACCGCGATCCTAGACGTGAAGACGATTTTGCCGAGCAACCGGGTGTTGTTCCAGCGCCGGGTCTATGGCCCCGCGATCGACTATTACATCCTGGGAACCGTGTTCCAAACGACGAACGAAAGCTATACGTCTCAGCTAGGGGGCGAGACCGAGATCTTGCTTCAGAACGTGCCGGTCTCTTCCATCAATTCCGTCACCATCAATTCGGTGCCGATCCAGAACTTTGCTTTAAGGTCCGACACGTCGGCCGAACTCCGGGGATCCGCGAGGGCTGAGGACAAATTGATCTTGGCGATTCCGCTGCTCGCAAACGACGTCGTGAACATCAACCTCACGTACAACTCGATCGTGCGGGGGGTTCAGCAGGACATCTTCACGGAACAAAAACTCTACAATACAGATGAACTCGCGAGAGAGTTCGTGAACTCTCCGATCCGCATCGAAATTACGGGACGGGCTCTCGCGAGCTACGACCCGATCGATGTCGAGAACAATGTCCGAGAAGTCCTGCAGTCCCTCATCAACCAAGGGATCTGGGTTGAGAAATTCTTCCCGAATGTGTTCCTGCAGGAAATCCGCCGGCAGGTTCCCGGCATCACGAATGCTCAGATGAACGTGTTTCAGCGATCAACTCTCGCGAACTCCGACATCGAGACCGTCGTGATGGAGCAGAACGAACTTGCAATTTATGATGCCAGCTTTGTGGCGGTCCAGATCCGTAACGTCTAAGGGGGCGAATGTCTTTTTCGATTTCCCCGAGACTTCGGGGCTACGATGAACTCTTTAGTCAAATGCTCGCGGCCGTGCCGCCGGGGAATTTCTACGACGTCACGCTAGGGATTCCGATCGTGATGTGGTCGAAAGAGCCCAGCGCCTTTGTTCTCACGAGTGACAATCCGGGCTACCCCGTTCGTATCCGCGTTGAGCGCTTAGGAGATTACGGGCAAGGTGTCGATAACGGAAATCTCCGGGTCGAAGCTACCGTGGTCCCGCAAGTGGGCTCCATTCAAACTCTTTTCTACCTGACGTTAGGGAGAGGCCGAAACCGATTGACGGCCGAAGAGATGCTGCCGAACGGCGGTGGCCGGAAAAAAACGATCGAGATCATCGCCACCACCAACACCTTAATTTACGAATCCTACGGCCGAGAAATTTCAAAAGCCGTCCTGAAAGCGCAAGTCCAGAAGCAGGCCATCTTCTCCAGTTACTCAACCCGGCTGCTCGATCAGATCAGTGGGTTCGGGGACGTGCTGCCGGATCTCCAGACTCTCAAGACTCTCTCGACCAAGATGCTGGTGCGAGCTTACGTTCACTATCCCGCGACCGAGATCGGGATCCGGAACTCCATTGAAGCCGTGTCCCTCAACACTCCGGTGTTCGTTTCACAGACGCAGCCTTCGAGCTTTGATCTCGAGAATGATTCGATCATGCGGGTCATGGAGAACGCGGCCGGCAAGGAAGCCCATACATGGTTCCCGAACCTCGCGGTCACGAGATGGCTAGCGTTCGTGAAGATGGCGAATAACTTCCGGAACCTTTATGAATTTGAAAGTGTCCGGGATGACTTGGTTCGCCTCTACTACAAAGGACTTTTGCAGGAGCACACGTTTGATTACGATGGCTTCGGACAGAACTTCCTGAATAACTTATCTCTGTCGGATTGCTTCGCCAACATTCAAGTCACTGCCTTTACGGGGATCCTCACGAACATCCGGATCTGTTGCTGGACTTACCCGTTCGATACCTTCATTCGGGCGGGTAACAACATCGGCCTGACACGCCCCTACTTGGATAGCGGCGTACCCTTTGATTCCGGGATTCCCTTTGATGCGGACCCGGTGGATCCGTTCAGTGACGGATTCCTGGGCTTCACGTACTCGGGTCGCTTCGAGATGGATGATCCTCCAACTCCGCACCCATTGGACTCGATGGTGCAGCCGGCACTTACGTGGGCGGGACCGGCGTGTAGCTACGAAGGTCCCTACACCCAGATGCTCAACAGCATCCGTTCCGACATCCCGCTAGACACCGAGACGGAAGTTTTGGAGTGGACGGTTGATGACTACGTTCCGGGCGCGATCGTGGGCTTGGGGATCAGTTACCCCAATACGGACGTCGGGATTGTGTTGAATGACCGGGTCTTTAAGGCGGGGGAGCCAATCCTCCTGTGCGTGAAGTACGTGGACGCGAACGGCATGACGAACCCAACCGGCACCGGCATCATCCGAATCGAAGAGCCCGTGAGTGGGATTGACGAGTGGGCACCCGTCCCGGTCGTCAATAACGGCTTCATCTATATTTACTTCACTCCGGAGCTTGCGATCAACTCTACGCAGTTTCTTTTAACCGACGGAGCCCTCACGGGGGAATCCGATTTCTTCCAGGTGATCCCGGCGGACTTCGACTACCTTACGGTCACGGCCATTGGTGCCCAGACGGCGGGTGTTCCGTTTAACGTCACGGTTCAGGCCAAGGACGTTTATGGCAATGATGTCACGGACGTCGGACTCAACACGCAGTTTGCGATCCTCCCGCAAGGTGGGCTCGATGCAGGGGATCCAACACCGAACCTGCAGAGTCTCGTAAACGGGACCGCGACCTTTAATCTCACGTGCAATCAACCAGGGACCGGGCAGCTCCGGTTCCAATTGGGCTCGATTTTCGTCGATTCCAATGTCTTTACGGTCTCTTGATTATTTTTGAATGGAAAGAGGAGAAGTCCATGAAACGCACTGACCTACAAATCGCCCAGGCCCGGAAGGCTCGCAAGACCTCCGTGACCGCTAGCCTCATTGAGTCCGCGACCGTGGAAGACAAACTTCGCCTCGCCATCCATTCGCATCTGGAGTCGGATGGGAATGCGACCGACAGACTTGAGTTGGTGCGTCAACTTCTCACTCAAGTGCAGGCCGGCAAGGTCCTGCGCCCCGAAATTGAAGCCATCGGCTGGCACGGGTTCGTGAATCGAGCCACCGCCTCTTTTAAAGAGGCCTCCAGAGAATTAAAGAAACGCATTGCTCTAGAGTGCGTAGAAGCCGAGATCGAGCGCATCGCGGCAGGCGAGTACGAGGACCTAAAAGAACTTGAACTCGAAATGAAAGATGCCCCGAACGTGGAGTTGGCACAAATCTACGTGTCGCTCGTCGGGAATAAAGCGCTCTTTACGTCGGAAGTCGTGGAGTGCTTGAACGAAGTGAAAGTCAAAGTGAAAGACGAAGACGCGAACTCCGGAGACCTTTGTGCGAAAGTCGTGGAGTACCAGCTCTCGAGTCTTCTGACTTCGGTGCAAGAAGATCAGGATATGGAACAAGAGGCCGTGATCTCGGTTGCGGTCGCGATCGGGTACGAGGAGAAATTCTTTAACGCCATCAAAAAAGCCGTGAAGAAAGAATTCAAAGTGACCCGCCTGGATGTTTGGCGAGCACCAGAAACCCAAGGCAAAGAAGTGATTCAAGCTGCGGATAAAGGCAAAGTGAAAATCCAGGACTGGGCCGGGAACGTAAAGTTCAAAGGCCGGACTTGGGATAATTTTGAAGATGCCGAAGACTTTCTGTCCGAACACTTGGGTGACAAATACGAAGAAGATCGTCAAGAGTTCGACATCGTGGAGGCTGGAACGAAAGTGAAAGCGGAAGTTTCGGAACTCCACAAGAAAGCAGCTCTGTTGCTCCTCGCGGAAGCCGCGGCCTCTCAGGCCGAGAGTGACTTTCAAGAGAATGACACGGATGAAAACTCCTACATCCTGGAGCAAATGGTTCGCTCTCAAGAAGACTTGATGGATACCGTCCCTCAAGCGGCAGAAGAGCATGGTCTCGACATCAACCAGTACCTTCCCTTTAAGCTCGTCAACGAGATGGACGCAGCCGTAAAGAAAAATTGGGGACTCACTCTGGAAGAACTGGCCGAGAAGATCAACGAAGACGCCGCTCTCGCGACCGTCCTCGGGATGCTAGGCCACGGTGTAAGTGCGTGGGACGACTACAAAGAGCAACTCCTGGCCCTTGGGATCGATAAAGACAAAGACCTCGGGTACTTTGAGTCCGCTTACGACGAAGGTTCCAGGTTCATCGAAGACATGAAGGTCGCGGTCAAAGAACTCAACCCGGACTCGGAAGCTTCGGTCCTGGCCGAAATCCTGGGCGACGCCAAGCATACGCTCGCCGGCACGATTCAATTCCACGCCCAACCTTACGGGGACGGCGAAGGATTCTATTTCAAGGACATGAAAGAATTTGAAGCCGGGATCAAGAAGCTCAAAGCTTTGGGCTTGGAAGAAGTTGAGATTCAATTCATCGACGGGGATTCAGGAGACTCCGAACTCTTTGAGGCTTTGAAGCTCGGTCAGGGAAACATCAATTTATGGTTCGACGAAGTCGAGGACATGGATGAATCTCAGAAAGCGGCCCTCTACTTCGAGACGTCGGACCTGGGGATCGCGGCTGATGACGCGATCGAGAACGCTAAAAACGGTGAGCGGATGATCGCAGAGAACACTCTTGAGGATTACGCCTACGAGTTCTTGAAAGAGAGCTACAAGGAGATCATGGAAGGGCCTCTCGGGAACTACATCGATTACAAGAGCTACGCCAACGACCTCAAACTTGGTGGCGACATGACGGAATTTGAATTCGGTGGCTCGACTTACGTCGCCGAGAACCGCTAACGCCTTGCACTAGAACGAGCAGAAGAGCCGTGGGCCCGAAAGGTTCACGGTTCTTTAGTTTGAGAGAGGCCCGCTTGGGCGCCTTTTGACGTTATTTTTTGTCTGAGGAGTTCAAAGATGCAGAAGTTCTACACTCTTTCTAATACGGCGGGCTTGATCCGCTCCAACAAGTTCAACGATAAAGCCGACGCCGTGTGTGTCGGGACCTACCGTGCAGAGATGCTGAATCTCCCGGTGAAGGTATTTGAACACGACGAGTCAAAAGAGATGACTTGCGTGTTGGTCTGTATGCCGGACGGCTCCGCCGCCCCTCCACAAGGAGAAGGCTACAAGACTGCTGAACTGGGGAACTCCTCTTCGGGGTCCACCAACGAAAGCCAGGCTTACGTCCTACTCTCCGCTTACGATGAAAAACCCATCACGACCTTCTACCTGAAGTCCGCGGTTTCCGAAGCGCTAGCTTCCCAGATGGAAAAAGAATTCGACGTCGAGATTGGCCTCTACGATGAACAGACCCTTCACGCCTACACGGAAGACTCCGGCAAGATTCGTAAAATCGAATCCAAGCTCGCGGAATCCTCCATTGAAATCTCTCGCCTGAAGGACTCCGTGGTTCGCCGCGAAAAAGTCCAAGCCGCGACAGAACTTGTGGAAGCCGCCCGCAAGGCTCACAAAATGGCAAGAGCTTCCCAGATGCCCGAAATGTCGGTCAGGGCTTCGAGCCGGTTCGGGAGCGCTCTGCGGATGAATTGTCACTGCGAGGTCATCCCCGGCAACGACAAGAAGTCTCCGGTGGTGGCGGTTTACGCTGACGGTCAGAGACTCGGTGAAGCGAAAGATGCTCGCGGAGCTGCTCGGTTGATGTCTGAACACGCCACTCGGGAATTCAGTAAATACCTCAAGAAAGAAATGGCCTGAAACCAGTAAAGGGAAGGCATGGCATCAGTATCACTTATCGCTGCATTGACTGAAGAGGGACGCCGCCACATCGCCGACATGACGGTGAGCGGCCGTGGGTTTCAAATTACGAAGTTCGTGGTGGGGAGTGGGGGACATGATCCTTCCGACCCCGCGACGGCACTCACTCCGGACCCTTCCGTCACGATTTTGCCAAGCCAAACTTTTGGACCGAAGGATTTGGTGAAACCAAACCTTACGGACACCGGAGTTTTGATTACCCCGTTCTGTCCGCAGTTCACGGGACTTTTAGATTTTAACGAAGCCAACGGATCTTTTTCCAATATTGGACTCATCGGCACCATCAACGCCCCTCCAGGGGATCCGTTGATCGGGACCGACTTCTTGTTCGCGATCGGCAACCGCCCTCTCATCGTTAAAACCGATGCGGACCAGTTGCAGATCAATGTGACGCTTCAGACTTAAGGGTGGAGAGACACGATGCTTAAAGCACTTCTACAGTTCCGCAATGCGGACTCAACGCTGGACCTCAACACTCACCTGTCGGAGTTCTTTAAACGTGGGATCGTGAGTGGCGGAGTCGTCACTCCCCTCACACCGAACTCACAACCTCAAGTGACGGTCTCACCATTTAAGTTGATGGGTGTCGACGGCATGGCGGTCATCGAGACCGGTGCGACCACGACTTTGAACTTGCCGACGAACCAGACTTCGGTCGTTTGTTTGAAAACCAAATACTCCCCCAACTCCTTGCCGACGATCGAGTGGCAGGTATTGGAGATCTCGGCCTACAACTCGGACGTCGATATCGATTTCCTGGTGGTGTTCGCGGCCGTCACGACCACGGGAGCAACTGACGCCCCGGTCGTGAACCTCGAGATGCGAGATGTGATCGACGCCGTTGGGCGTCCGAACATTCGCGGAACACTGACTTCCTACCTATCTCTTCCCCCTACCGATAACCGTTTGGGGGATGCGTACGTTATTGAGTCCGGGGTTTCCGATCCTCTGAATGGTTTGTATGTCTGGAAGGGAAACCAGGGCTGGGTCAACATCACGGATGCCCTCTCTGTTTCCAATCTCTTGAATCAGCACCGGGCGAATTTGCTCTCGAATGAAATCCATTTGACGGACGCGCAAGCGGACGCGGTTCTCGGGACCTTTGGCTCTCCTTCAAATACCAACCGCTTCGTGACCGACACGGACCCTCGGGTCCCGACCCAGACCGAGAATGATGCTCTGGTGGGGTTGTCGCAACCGACACCTGTGGCTCCAAGTAACACGAACCCTTACGTGACGGCTGCTTACGTGCAGGCCGCTCCGTCTTCCAAAGTAGTGGCGTCGGCTTCTCCTTACATCGCTTTGTCTTTGGGGGATGGTCCGTTTTATGTCGGCCAAGCCGCCGGCTCCTCGACAGCTTTGCAATATTTTAAACTGTTCCATGTTTCTGAAAATCGCGAGTATGTGAACTCTGCCGGCGTTGCGGTTCAAATCACCGACATCTATAAGTCTATTGGACCCGTCACCGCCTTGGATCCTTCCACGGAAGCCAACGTCGCACAGACTAAGGGTTTCTATAACGGAAACATTTGGTTGGATTTCAGCGGTACGATCGACTCTCAGTTCCGCGTGATGTACGGAAAGCAACTCGACTTCTCTAATATTTCCCGCGGTGCGATGCTGGCCCAAACTCCAAATGATGCCCAAACTTCGGCTGAAACTTTGGAGCGCCTGCAAGAAATCTCCGGACGCTTGTTTGATGATCCGATGCAAGTCGGAGAATCCAACGTCGAACTGGCGGAAGGGCATAAGAACCAACGTCGGTACTTGAACGTCACGACGACCGCCGACATGGTGGCGCCCGGCACGATCTTCCCGAAACTTCGTCAGGTCACGGACATCGCGGCCGATTTCCCTCTGGTGTTGGGACAAACTGCTTTACTCGCGACTGCGGGTCTCGCCTACACGGTTGAGTACCTGGCCGCGCAAATCGCAGCTTTTGATCCGGGCTACACCGAGGATAACGGCGCGGTAGCGGTCATCACCTACACCTCAAACCCCGACCTCACGGCCGTGAAATCCGGTCACTTGTTCGTGGACGATTTGGGACAAGAGTTCCGGATCCTGGCCGCGAACGCCGCAGCTTTCCAAATCTTGATCTACACACAAGGGCTTCCCGTCAACGTCAACAACGCGGGCGGAAACCAATCTCAACTCTTGGCGAACAACAACCCGCGCAAGATCGAAATCCTGCGGGACCACCAGACTACGTTCGGCCGGGAGTTCATCCCAGTGGACGGTGTCATGCAGATCCACAACCAATTCGAAGCTCTCCCTCCAGGCGGAGTTCAAGTTGGAACGTATGAGCCGGTCGATAATTTCTCTCTCATCAGCACCTCCGCTCTCCCGAACCAAGGGAACGCGACAGGTGCGCCTACGGGCCGCCCGATCTTTTACGTGACTCCTTCCCACACCGGGAACCGTCCGGATCCTCGGGTCATCTTGGTCGGGAACTGGAAGAGCGATCAGGTCAACAATCCTCGCCAGGCTTTGGGAGAATTCTCGCAAGGCGCTTTGGGGATCGAATACACGGGCCGCATTCAAGACATCACGCTCTTGACCGCGATCCGTCCTTCGATGCCTTATGGCTTCCGCGTTTTCATCAACGGGGTTTACAACCACGCCGCTTCTCAATTCTTAACGGATGTCGAGTACACAGGTCTCGATCCTTCCGGCGCCATCGCTTCCCTTCGTGGAACCGAAGAAGCCGCGATGCAGCCTCTATACTTCCCGCTGGGACTCTCGACCTCCACAATCAACACGGTTCGGATCGAGATCACGGAAGCGGGGTCTTCGGACTTCCCTCTCTACGGGATTGAAGTCTTCACCCCAACATTGTTGGAAGAAGGTGGCCGGGCGTTCTTAGGAACAGATCTCGCGATCATCGACAGTGTTGCGTCGGTTTCGATGCCGCTCATCTCGGCTCAGCGCGGAGCCCGAGTCACTCGCTACATTGATCGAGCGGGGCTGTCTCGTCAGACGGCTTATTCGTACCCACTGACGATCCAGAACTCTTCCACGGGTCCGACGGTGGCTTCCGCCTCCACGACCTTCACGGACACGACGATTGGCCCGAACGCCAATCCGGGTGACGTCATGATCTTCACGGATCGATCCACCACTCCGACGGATCCGACCAATTACGCTTACCGAATGCTGACCGCGGTCGACAAAGGCACCGGTCAGATGACGATGAACGCGACGCTCGGGTTTAACCTGACGCCGCCTCTGACTCGTGCGGAACTGGCGTTTCGTCTTCCTTGCTCGCCGGCCGGCGCCCCTGTCGTAGCGGCTCCGTTCTCGAAGTTCGATCGCGAATACGCGACCCTAAACTTAGCGGACTGGTCGGTGGGCTTAGGCCGGGATGTGGCGGGCTTAAGCTCCATCTCTCTCGATTCCCGCGTCACGACTCTGGATGACGGCTCGACTTCGTTGCTCGTGAAGGCTTGTCAGCAAGTTTCCACCGGCATTCAGGGTTTCGATAAAGCGGTGGAGCTGACGCTCACCACTTCCGAAATGGTTATGACGGCTTGGGCGACCCGCATGGACCTGGTGTTCAGCGGCTCCGGCGGGGTGCCTTCAACTCTCGATATCGAGATCGATGGGCAATTCACCTACACCATCACTCTCCCCAATGACGGACTCGTTCGTCATACATTGTACTACGATGCAGCTCCCCAGACCCACACGGTTCGGATTAAGAATCCGTCGGTCGCTGGAGCCGTCAAGGTCAGTCAGTGGATCTTCCATGATTTGAAATCCGCTCCAATTGACGGGACCTTGATCTCGGAGTTTGACGTTGGAAGAAATGCAACCCCTGCGTCTTCCAGCTTCTATGATTTTCTGCCGACCGGGATCAACAATCCTCTGCTCGTTTCCAATGCCGGCGTTCGTCTCTTCGATATCACGAAGTACGGGACCCGCATTTATGAAGGAACGACCGGTTCACAAAACTGGACCGTTGCGCAAGACTTCGATTTGAATCCAGCCTACAGCTACATCCTCTCTACCGATCGTTTGAATGCGACGATGGAAATTCAGGTCGTGGGATCTCACTTTGAGTTCTACTACCTGTCTGGACCGGATCGCGGGATCGCGCAAGTCTACATCAACGGGGTCGCCGCTTCGGCCGCGAACTTCGCGGGTAAAGTTTTTGGTGCCGGCTACCTGTCGGGTCCAGGGCAACTGGATCAATATTCTGCTGCCAACAATCAGGTGAAGCGTCTGGTGCTGACGGCCTTGCCGTTTGCTCGTTACGTGATCCGGTTTGTCGTGACGGGGACTCAGAACATCTCTTCGACCTCCACGATGTTCAACCTCACGATGGCGGCCGAGAACTCTGGTTCGGGTGTCACGCAGCGCCGGAACTTGGACGACACCGCTCAGAACCGTCTGCACTACGGCTCGTATCTGGATGCTCGTCAGTTCTTGACGTTGCTCCCGGAACAAATCGGTGTCGTGGCTGGAAACCAAAGCTCTTCTTCGGGAGAGTCCGCGGAGCCCGGTTACATCAATTCGGCTTTCTGTTACTCGGACGGTTCCGGTACTCCCAACAACTGTACGGTCCTAGATGACTTGGGCCAAACTTGTGTGGACGTGACGTGGCCGTACGTGCTGGGGTTGAACCCCGGTGAAACCGTCGGTGACTTGGATGTTGAACTCAACGGTGTGGCGATCCCTCGTTACGTCGCGGGCGTGACCGCAGGCGCTTGGTGGGAAGAAGACATCGTGAATGTCGGCCGGATTAAGTTCTGGATGATCCTTTCTGATACCGCACGCTCCATTCGGATCAAACGGAAGTTTGGAACGAAGGATGAGTCGGCCGTCAACACGTCTCGCTTGGCCGCTTACCACGGATCTCTCGTGGTGGGTTCGACCGCGCAAGTGCAGGCCGGGATCGCGTTCTATGATAATTTGCAGAACGCCATCAACGCCGCCCCTTCCGGTGGATTCATCGAGATGCTCAACACCACTTCGATCGGGAACATCACGGTCAATAAACGTGTTACGATCTTCGGTCGCGGTGTGGGATCTCAAATCACCGGGACCATGACGTTTACGTCGGCGTCCGTGAACTCTGTGATTCGCGATGTGTACATCACGGGCAACGTGTCGTTCCAGGCAAGCTCTCAGGGCAACCGTCTGGATGGATACCAAACAGCGGCCTCGACCGTGACGGATGCCGGAGTCGACAACTTTTATATTTTGACTGATGTTTAAGGCGGACTGATGGCCGTTAAGACCAACGCAGAAATTGTGCTCTCGGCCTTTATGACGGGAGCCATTATCGAGAACCTCGGGAGTACGCTCCCGCAGGGTTGGTTGTATTGCGATGGCTCCGCTCACCTAATCGCGACTTATCCTGCGCTCTACGCCATTCTCGGCACCACTTACAATATCGGCGGGGAAGATCCTTCCGAGTTCCGAGTTCCCGATTTACGGGGCCGGATTGTAGCGGGTCTCGATAATATGGGAGGAGTCCCGGCTTCGCGAGTCGCGGCGGCAACTTCTCTCGGCGACACAGAGGGTGCGGAGGCCGTGACCCTCACGACCGGGCAACTCGCAATCCACTCCCATACATTTTCTCTCGCGGGGGCAGAACTCAGTCACGCCCATGGAATGGCGGCCTACACGGGATCAGCCTTTCAAGGAGATGGGTATGTGTGGTCGAACGCCGACGGACCTGAAGAGGGTGTTTTTGTCGGATCTTCTTCCGTCAGTCTCACGCATGATCACGATGACTTGACGTTCGATACTCCGGATGCCGGAGGCCTGGCGCATCCAAATATTCAACCTGTTTACATTTGCAATATGATCGTGAAGCTATGATTAAAACGAATGCCGGCAACACTCTTGGTGGACTCCCCGTCGCGACCGTCCTGAACTGGCCGGGAGCAACTCCGCCCGTGGGTTGGGTGTTGTCGTACGGGCAAGTCCTTTTGCAAGTCGATTACCCAGCTCTTTACTCCGCGATCGGTGCCACTTACAACACCGGGGGAGAACTCGGGACTCAATTTCGTCTCCCGGATCTGCGGGGACGAGTCGCGGCAGGTCGCGACAACATGGGAGGCTCGACCGCGGGTCGCCTCACGTCTGGGGTTTCTTTTTTAGGGACAACCCTGGGAGGTGCCGGCGGTGCGGAGAGCATCGTCTTGACGACCGGGCAACTGCCGTCTCACGGAGCCAATAGTGGCGTGTCGGATACGGATTCCAACACTCACAACCACACGATGCCCTTTACGACTTCCGGGGGAGGCAGTGGCCTCATGACTCTTCATACGGGGGGAGTTCCTAGTTTTATCGGCTACCTATCTTCGAACTCCGGGGGCTTTACGTCCGTGACGGGGGACAACCCGCACTCCCATCCAGCCTCCACCTTGACGTCCGAGGGGAATGATGAGGCCCACCCGAACCTTCAACCAACCCTTTTTATGAACAAAATCATTAAGGTTGTATGAAGAACAATTTCAAAAACCTCATTATCCCTGGGACCATCATCGATACCGCGGCGGTTTCCTTACCGTCGGGCTGGCTGTACTGTTCGGGGCAAACAATCGGAAATGCTTCTTCGGGGGGGACCGCTAGGGCAAACGCCGACACCGAAAGGTTGTTCACTTATCTTTGGACGAACTTATCCGACACGGCAGCACCTGTTTCGGGTGGCCGGGGTGGCTCGGCGGCGGCCGATTTTGCGGCCAATAAAACCATTACGCTCCCGGATTATCGGGGACGAGTGGGCGCCGGCCGAGACAACTTAGGTGGAACTCCCGCGAATCGCCTGACATTGATTGCGGCGACGAGTGTCGGGGTAGTGGGCGGAGCCGAAGGGGTAGCGTTGCTAGCTTCTCAGATCCCGGCACACGATCATTTGCTCTCGATCGAGACTCAAATTTTAAGTCATGCTCACGTTATTGGGGCAGAACAGGGCGGAGCGGAAGCGGAATCCGGGGCTCCTCAATATTGGCCGCAAGGAAATGATCAAAGCCACAATGCGGATCGGACGTTCGAAAATGCCACGATCGATCACTCTCACGCAGTGACGATCAACACCGCAGGCTCCAGCCAAGCGCACCCGAACGTCCAGCCTACGATCATTTTGAATAAGATCATTAAACTGTGAGGTCCTAAATGCCAAAGATTCCAGATATCAACTACGCGATTCCCCCGATCGGAACGATCCTTGAGTTCGCGGACGCTAATGCTCTGCCGGAATTGTTTCTTCGTTGTGATGGCGCGACGTTGCTGCAAGCTTCGTATCCGTCGCTCTACGCCGTGATCGGCACGGAGTACAACGTCGGGGGAGAAGATCCTGACGAGTTTAGCCTTCCGACCAGTCCCGATCACATCATCAAGTACGGCGGAGCTTAAAGATGAGCTGCTGCGGATCGCGGTCCGCAAAGCCGGTTCCGAGCTTACCCTCTCTTAACGTCGCGACCGCTCAAGAGGGCGCCCGGAAAACCATGAAGAAGCCGGCGGATGCCGCCCTCGTGGAACGCCGAATTGGGATTTGCCGCAAGTGTCCCCACCAACAAAACGATCTTTGTCATCGCTGCGGATGTTTTCTCGTCATGAAGGTGGGGGGAGAAAAAGAAGCCTGCCCACTTTTAAAGTGGTGAACTCTCTTTTGGATATTCATCCGGTAGCAAGAGGCAGCATTGGAGCAATTGATCCGCTTGTCGAAACGCATCCATTAGTCCCCGCTGATACGTGGTCTGGTGAACGATCTTAATTTGATCCCTAACAAGATCGGATGTCTTTTTTGGGTCGTCCGTTTTTTGTTTCATGGACTCCTCAAACTCACTATCCAATAAGGTCGCTTTTGCTTCGGAATCCTTGTAGCTACTTGCCAACATATCTCGAAAGATTTTGATGTTCTCTGGAGTGAGGGATTTGCGGGCTTCCCAATCAAACCGAGAGTCCTGCTTGGTGATCTCCACCATCTTCTGCTTCAGTTGCTCCCTTGAGATCGCTTGAATTCGTTTCGATAGTTCCATGGTAATTCACTCCTAACTTTTCAGTTTCTTCCATTAATTCATCCAGCACTTGATTTTTTTGTTCTTTCGTCAAAGAAGCCTGCTCCGTCGTCCCTTCGAGAAGTTGCAGAACCGCGAATCCCGTGGGACTGATCCAGCAAACATTGCGGGCTCCGCCCTCCACCTTGCCGGCGACCGAAAGCCACAAAGCTTTTTCGCGCAGCCAGTCTTTACGGACGAGATCCTTGTAAACATTTTTCGGGATGAGTTGCAGGAGTTCCGATTGCAGTAGGGGGAGTTTCCTCTCCGCCTGGTGTTTCTTGATGGCCTGAATCATCTTGTGCGTGATCCGAAGTCCGTCACGTTCACGAGGTTTCGACTTCGGGACTTCCGTGAGGATCACGGGATCAAACGTCATGAGGACGTCGTCGTACAGAGGGCCGTCGATCGAGTAGCTGTAGCGAGCCTTCTCCTTGCGGTCTTCCATCTCCTTCATCATCTTCTCTTGGTTTTTGATTTCCCAAGGATACAGAGTCCGGTTCGTATTGCTGGCGTTGATCGGCAACGGAATCGATTCCTGACTACTGGCGTCAGACGTCACAATAGATTTCGGTTGATGGCCGGTTGCTTCGAGATTCGTGTCATCCATGTTGATACTCCCCATGTCCTTATGGTTTACCAAGAGATGTGAACAAACCTGAATTTATCCGTCACCAGCTTTCTCAGGTGCCGGGCGTCGAAATCGGCGCCGAGCAGGCTACTATGCTGTGTCCGTTCCACGACGACACCAACCCGAGTCTCGATGTGGCGCTCGTGCCGATCCAGAAGGGGCGCAAAGGAGTGGCGGTCGGAGGTTTCAATTGCTGGGGATGCAAGACCCACGGTGGATGGAACAAGCTCGCCCAAAAGCTCGGACTCGAAGAGTGGCGGACCGAACATCAAGAAGAGTACGAAGACCGGCCACAAGATGGTTTCTACGACCTCGCCCGGACGCTGGAGGGCTTAAGTGAAGCCACGAAGGATTACGAGAAGCCCCCGACCGACGGGCCCTGGGAAGGGCCGTGGCGAGGTTTGACGGGAGAGTTCTTGCGCTCCGTGGGGGCCGAGTCCTTGTGGGATAAATATGCTGAAGAGTACCGGGTTTACTTCCCCATCAAGGATGCGTTCGGGAAACTCGTGGGGCACGTGGCGGCGAGAGGCGACAACTCCAAAATCGACAATAAGAAAAAATACATGAACAGCACGGGCTTTGACGCCACCAAGTATTGGTTTGGACTGCACTTGGAACAAGAACCGAAGGTCGTGGTGATCGTGGAGGGGCCTTACGATATGCTGCGCTTTAGGTCACGGGGAATCCCCGCGATCGCCGTTCTGGGGATCAATACCCTCACGGACGAGAAAGTCTTGCAGATCATCGCCAAGGGTTGCAACACCGTAATACTGGCGCTGGATGCCGATGATGCCGGCCGCGGTGCCACGCCGGAGTTTTGCCATCTTTTACAGAGGCAGGGCTTAAGGGTTTTTGATTTGAATCTTTCGCGGTATCTAAAGGACCCGAAAGCTAAGATGGATCCGGGGGATTGTCCGGACCCTGTGATCGAAGATTTAAAGAACTTTGTCCAGACCCTGAGGACCTCATGACGCCAGAAACTTATCGAGCCCTTTCGCAACGACAAAAAGATTTCGTGGTGGAGCGTTACGGGCACGACCCTCTCTATATAGGGACTCAGTTCGCGGGTTCCTACCGAAAAGAATCTCAGCAGGCCGCCATGAAGATGGGAGAGATGCTTCGTTACCTCCATCCTTACAGCACTCTGCGAGTTGCGAAGACGTGCGCTCTGGATATGAATACCCAGGAAGTGACGACCGGAACCGAGGTCATCGGTACTGTAGGGAGATTTCCTGGGGGCCCGGATCCGCAGATCAGTCAAGCGTTCTACTTAAAAGACCTGCATCCTTTCTTTGCGTGCGTGCATTTGAAAGAACAGTTTCCAGATTCTCCTATTTTTGCAGTGGACGGCATTCCAGATGTTTTTCTTATCGATTACGCGGAATTCAAAGTCTCCGCGAAATCTTTTATGACGGATTCTTTTTTCCATATCCCATTGAAGCATCCGAGTCACCAGGTCCCTCCGTGGCCTCCGTTGGCGCCGGGGAGTGCTCTCCTAGGCCATACTCATAACCCCAGCCTCTCCCCGCATCCATCGCATTACGGGAGGCCTCAGCATATTCCCCGGCTCCACCCAGAGTCTGATGTAACGGAATGCTTTATCTTGAGTTCCAAGGAACTTCTCTACTGCGTGGAGACCGCCTGTTGGATTAATCGATCCACGGCGCTTTTTGAAGAGATTCATTTCCCCAAGAGCGGTCCCGGTATGCCGTATCCAGGTATTCAGGCCGCAAAATTCCTGGTTGAAATGCCGGAAGTCGTATTGAGTATCCACTTCGATCTAGAGGCTTACTTTGCGGGCTCTCAATCCACGTTGGAGGCAGCGAACGCCGTGCTCGACCGTGAGGATCATTTCGCCACCCCTCAAATGGATCTTTTCTGGGCAAGGCTGACGAGCCTAAATGACTCCGACTTGTTCTTCGTCCTCACGCACCACGCGGCGTATTTTGAAATTCTACGTAAGTCGCAGTTCCAACCTCAAATGGGAGTTTTGGATTCTCGCGTTTTAAAAAGTCTCGGGAGTCTGGGGTGCTAAAAGGCTACGATAAGAAGGACTTTCACTATATCGATACGGAGTCCTCCCCTACGTGGGACTTTCATTGGAAGAGCATAAGTAAAGAGAAGGCGAAATCGATACGTTTAGAGGAAATGGCTTCCAATACTCTAAAAGGCTTAGAAGACAGTATGCAGAAATGGAAAAAAGCCCAAGAAGAGACGAAACGAGGTCTTGTTGGAGAGGAAAAAGAAATGGCGGAACTCAACTGGGCTTTGATGGGGAAGATTCCCTTTGGCTCCCTCATCACGAACCTCGAGTGGAGGCCTTCGGGGATACTGGAAGTAGCGTGGCAGGAACCTCGGGACAAAATGAGCCACACCAAATGGGCCGCTTATCTGGAAATGCCGCTGCAAGATTACACCCGGCAGTTCATTAACCCACAGATCAGCCGCAAACATTCCTTGAAAGAAGATTTTTTTAACGTGATTGAGGCTCTCGGAAAGATGCCGGTCCGCATGTCTCAAGGTCTCTTTGAGACGGGCCCCGCTACGATCGATCCCTCGTTATTAAAACTCCTTCCGATTTACGCCCAACCGAAGCCTCTTGCCGTCATGGACCTGATTGTGACTCCTCTGCAAGGAGGCCCCAAGGTGCAGTCGTCAACGGGCCGTATTTCCCGTCTGATGAAATTTAAGGACGTCTACATTTTTAAAGTTCAAATTTTAAATACGACCCATACCCGAGCCATCCCGATGTGGTTGGTAAACCTCCACCACGATTGGGCCCGGGGCCACAGCTTAGAGAAACCAAATCTCGATAAATTTGTGGACGTGCTCGAAAAACTTCCCGATGAATTCTTCCAGCCGTTGGTTTTACTTTTCGGGGACTTGTTGGGAGTGATGGCTCTCGACGTAGATTTGCGTCCGCGGGTTCAGCGCCTACAGAAAAGGCTTTTGGAGTAATGGATCACCCGATGGAGTTCTATCGGAAGGATCCGGTATTTCAACAACACATCCCTCTGTCCCATACGATCAGCAACATCTCGGAAGTTTCCGGCGAAGTGATCGTCACGCATTCCGATTACGCTCAGCGCCTCGTGACCCGGTTTCAAAAGAAAACCTTCAAACATAAAAAGCCGGAACTGCAGTTCTTGTCGCAGTCCAATCCCTTTGCTTCCGCATGGAGTGAAGGTGCGGATTTCGCCGAGAAGGAGTCGGAGGAGAAAACCACGGAGGTCGTGATCAATCTCGACGTGATCCAGGATTTAGTCCAGGGAGTCTTGAAGCTCAAACCCAATTCTAAAGAGGCCACGGAAGCTCTGCAGTTTTTGGCCGAGACCTTGGAGAAAACTCCACCGGAAAAAGACGATCTGTCCCTCTGGAAGGAATCCTATAGTGAGGGATGGGAGAATCTCTCCCGCTATCAGGGGGAGATTCTTCGGTCTGTTTTGGGGTGGAGTCCGGAGGAAATGAAAGAAAACGGATCTAGCATCAAGGTTCGCGTAGAGATTTTTAATAATAAAAAAGTCCACCGCTTTCGTTACATGCGCTTCTCGGATCGCAGTTGTCACATTTATAATCTCACGGAGGCCGTGATCCAAGCCCTTCAGGGTCTGCACGGATATCAGACCCTAGGGGAGGAACTAGGGCACTTGAACCTGGTAAATAAATTAACGGGAAGCCCCGAGAGACGGCAAGACCGTAGACTCAAAATCAAAGAGGAGCGCTCCCAAGCCTTAAGGACGGGAGTAAAGGGACTCGCTGACTCTCTGCACGAATTGGAAGAAGAGCACGCCATTAACGTATGGAATCATTATCGAGGCCTCTTGGAGGCCGTGGAGCAAACCACAGAATTACGGAAGCCCGTGCAGGAAATCCGGCGTCAGCTTTCCCGAAAGGCGAAACCCTTCTTTGAGTGAGCCTAGACTGAATCCTCTCAATTTTCAGAACTTTGATTTTAAAGGCTTCACTCATGATAGCGTTTCACGCCTCGCCGATACGTTGACTCCCTACGTACGGTCACGCCTTAAAGACCCTTACCCTGAGAAAGATCTTCACCATCTTGTTCTTAAGGTGAATCGTTTTGAAGTGGAGTCCTACAGGCTCCCCGCCCCTCCCCAGGAGACGACGCAGGTTCTTCTGATGGAACTGGTAGTCTTTAGGAAAGAGGGGGAGAAGGGTCCAGTCGAGAGATTGGGGATGTGCGAAATCAAAATCTCGACACAGCAGTACAGGCTCCTGGAAATTTTATTTTGTCACCAACCGCAGAGTCCCACCGAGGCTTTTGAGACGGTACGCTCTTTGTATCTTAAATTTCCCTTCCCGGATATTTTGTTTTTCTGGCAAATGTTTCGGGACTTTTGGCCGATGCTGGAAGTCGCCCAGGGCAATGAAGAGTTTCTTCGATTCCGGGAAATCCTGTCAGAGCAAGCTTTGATACTCCCTCCAAGTCAAATGCCGTCCTTGGATACTTTGTTCGATTTCCGTCTCCTCACTCAGGAAAACCTCGCGAGACGGTGGATGAGCCACCGCTAAAGACTTAGCAGTTGACCGAATCTCGCACACCCGCAATCCTTTGGGTTCGGGGGTGAACATGGTGCTCGGCTTAACCGGTTTGAAATTCTCAGGCAAAGATACTTTGGCTCGCTACATCTCGAAGCACCGTCTTGAAGCTAGGACCTACAGTTTCGCTTCGAAACTTAAACTCACGTGCATGGAAGTTTGGGGCGAAGACCTTCCGGAAGAAGGTTACGTCTTTGACGACCCTGATTTGAAAGAAGTGAAATTCGAGAAGCCCATCCACATCGATCGCAAACTTAAAACCCTACAGAAAGTTCTCGGCGTCACTCTCGACCAGCGAAGCCTCGTGGCGCAAACTCCTCGTCAGCTCATGCAGTACGTGGGGACCGAATACGTGCGCTCCATGCACCCCACGTATTGGACGGATTTTCTCTTCCATCAAATCCAGAAAGAGCAGCCTTCGCTCCACAGATTCGTAATCGTCTCGGACGTGCGGTTCGATAATGAAGGGGATCTCGTGAGAAAGTTTCCCGACGGAAAAGTCGTACGGGTCAGGAGGGCCGGACAACAGAGCCCTCTAGACCTTCATGCTTCTGAAGTCGAGATGGCTCAGATCCGGGTGGACGGGATTCTTGAATTTGAAGAGGGAGATTTTCGTTCAATCAACCAGTCGGCCGAACGCCTGGGACTCGGCCCCATCAATTGGGGCGCTTGGAACAACGGCAAGGGTTACTCAACCCCGCCGTAATCTGCGGCCTTCGGGTTCTGCAGAGCGAGAGCCGCTCGTGCCATTTCCCTTTTGATTCCTTCATCGAGAGACTGGGTGACTTTTTCTTCCGGAATGATGAGTCCTGGAGGTAACGGTTCATTACCTCCGTCGTCCGCGGCTTCACCGCCGGCATCATCCGCACCTTCGTCACCCATCGGAGCCGATTGATCTCCGCCGCCGGCTTCACCATCCGGCAGATCCGTGTCGGTATCGCCGCCACCCTCACCGCCGGACTGAATGTTCTCAATCTTGGTGAGCATATCTTTATCTTCTTTGACTTCTTGGATGATGTTCTTCGGGTTAAAGCCCGCCGCTTGCGCCCACTGTTTGAGCGTGATGGGGTAGCCACCGGCCTGCAGACGTTCCAGAACCGCCAAGGCTTCTTCATCTTGATTCGGACGAAGCTGCTTAGCCCACGAGATCGTCGGCATGATGAGTTCCGATGTTGGGATCTGCATGGCTTTACGGCTCGTCAGTCGAGAGGCCGTCACTTGATTGAGTTCTGCCCACATCGGAAAGTTGCTCTGGGTTCGAGAGCTGCCGATCCGGTAGCCGTGATTGATCTCGGCCTTTGTGCGTTTCTGGAATCCATGAAGACGCGCTAAGGTGGGAAAGATTTTGTCATAAAACATTTTATGAACGATCCGGTAGCGCATCGTCGCCAAGTTCTCGACGAACACGGAACGAGCTTGCTCGGCGTTGTTGTAGGTCGCGTCCCCGGAAAGCAAAGCTTCCGAGATCCCGATCGCCAGCATCTTGTATTTAGAGAAGAGTTCCAATTCATCGGACCACTTATAGAAGTCCTGACCACCACCCACGGGCTCCGAGATCGTAACGCCTGTGCGGGTCGCGACGACCCCACCGGTTGGATCTTCGTTGGCCGCAATGATGAGGCCGGCAAGTTCATCCAACTCTTCTCGGGTCGGCTCCCAGATCTGATCGATCCCCGCCACCAAGTGAACGAAAGAACGAGCACGACGGCGAGTCGACGCCATCTGGGCGTTCAGGAGAGCCTTCTCGATCGCCCAGAAGTACAGGCAACGAGTCAGGAGGCTGGTTCCGATCTGATCGTGCTGGGACGCTTTACGGCCCAAGTACACGGTCGAAACGGGATCCAGCGGCAAGAACCCTTGATCGGATTGCGCGGCCTGCAGGAAGGTGGAAGGAAGCGAACGGCGAGCATCGATGGCCCGGGGATCACTGGAGAGCAAAAACTTACGGAACCCCGGTGAGAGTTTGAAATCGCACAAAGGATCAAAGCCGTAGACCGGCAGAGGACTCACGCGGACAAAGTCCGGGTCATGGGGGACCACGCCGTTAAAGATTCCTTTTCGTTCGTCAAAGATGAGCGAAATGATGTTGCGGCCGATCACGAGGTAATCCCCCGTGATGTCGGGCATCAAGAGCGGTAGGTTCAAAGCATTCAAACAATCTTCGTACACGCGGCGAATCGCCGGATCATCCACTCCTTCGAGTGTGAAGTCCGACCAAGGGAGATGACGGATGATGTCAACGCCAGGGCCGATCACGGGATCGCGCAAATAAATTCGGCGGAACAAAAGATCCAGACCCGCACCGTCGCGAGGGATCCAATCTTCTAAGATCGTTCCTTCTTCGAGCTGATCGTAAACGGGATTGTAGCGATCGTGGTTGCCGTTTCGGCCACCCCCGACGCTCGTGCCGCCATCGCCGAACCCGGCCGGCACAACGCCGCCTCCGAACATCCCGCCCGTGGAACTGGTGTCCGAAGACATGCCGGCTCCGTAGTTCGGGAACGTGCAGCTTGCGCGAATCTCTTGCGCCTTCTGGACGGCCGCTTTCACGGCCTCAGGACTTCCGGCGTAGGTGCCGGATCTTTTGCGTGTGGAGCCCGTAACGGGATTCACGGGCTCAGTGTATTGGGAGTAGGGCCCGATCGGCTGGGCGTTTCGTCCGAATTTGAACATGGCCTTTATTCCCCGATCGGCAGCGGTTGATTGATCCGGTGATCCGGACAGTAGTAGACCTCGCGGTCCTCCAAGAGTTTTACCAAGCTCATCTTGTTCTTACAGATCGGACAGACCGCTAAGTGCGCGGCCTTCACGGCTTTCGCTGTTTTCTCCAAGGGGTTCACGGGAGCTTGTTGAGCTTTGATTTTCGCAACGGCCGCCGCGGCCCGGGCATCCAAAGAGGATTCCGTGACGTGACCGAGCGATAAGTTGTAGGCCACTTCCTTCAAGATTGAAGGAGACTCAGACGCATAGCGTTGTACGAGGGCGCGGTAGATCTCTTCTTTGGTTTTCATCAGGAAACTCCCACAGATCTAAAATAATCTTTTAACGCTTCTTATGACTCCGACTGGTGCGGAGAACGAAATTGGACGAGCTGGTGCCGGGGTGCCGGGTGATTCCCTGATTGAGTCCCGCTTGGCGACTCACAAAGCCCCCAACGTGCCGGCCCATCGAACCCGCTACGCCCCCTAAGGTCGCGTACTTCTTTTTCACGTCTTCATCCAGGAACCGAGACCCCCCTAGCACGAAGGCGCGGAACAAGTCGTCGTCGCCGGCCAGAGGCTTTAAGATCTTTTTCCCGGCCTGTCGGACCGTCACGGACTGCCACACGAGCGTTGCGATCGGCCGACCTTCGAGAGCCTGCAGCGGATTAGAAGACTCTTTGATCTCTTTCAATTCGGTTTCGAGTTTCGGAAGAATCATGTTGCCGGAGAGGAGCTGCTGCTTAAACGGCAAGAAATCTTTCTCGAAGTTGAGCGAATGCGCCTGTGCATCGACCTTCATGTCACGAAGGCGCTGGATCTGATCGATGGACTGCCAGCGATCGTAGAACACGTTCTCGATCCGCAGAGCTTTAATGACGGGAAGAATGAAACTCTCGAACATCATCGGGAAGTTGATGAGGAGCTGGTGATCCGGCTGAGGCGAAAGAGAGATCGCAAAATCTAGAACGGGCTTTCGTTGGATCGAGTCGTACCGGAAGATCGTGACCCCGAATGCGTTTTGTTTGTAACCCATGTCGAGCGACATCATGCGCGGAGTGGCTTTGTCGGGACGCAAGATCCGGGTCTCCAGATACAAGTACCGGTCCCCCATCGCATCGGTTCCGACCGCGGGAGTCGCGATGATGGGTGAAGGGGTTTCCATGTGGCAGAGCTTTTCCATCGAACGGATGTCGATGAACGGAGAGTCTGAGAATGGCGGCACAGCGCCAAAGTTCTTATCGAATTCTTGTTGAGAGATTCCGGAGTTCGCGGCACGACAAGCGGCCTCGTTTTCGTAATCTGTGTTGAGTTCCCACGTGGCCTTGTGGACCGCGACGGCCCACGGGTTCAGGGGCGCTTCCTTCACGAGGCGCATGATCTTATCCTGTACGTTTTGCGGAGAAGACGCATTGTACATGATGGCGGGAGTCGTGTTGTAGGAACCTTGCTTTAATTTATCGTAAGCTTTTTTCCGTAACGTCGCGAGGGAGTTGGAGAGAACCTCGTAGTTCTTATCCGCATCCATGATCTTTTTTCGGGAGCCAGCGTTGGCTTCCGTATTCATAAAGGCGATCTCGTCGACCGCACCCCAAAGACGAGTCTGTCCCCGCTTGGTTCGGTCATCCGAGCCCGTGTAGTTCGTGACGAAGTTCTTGTGGCGATACGCGATGTAGGTCTCCTTGACCTCCACGATCGGAATCGAAAGTCTTTTCTCTTCCGCCTTCAAAAACTTATTGTACTGATCGAACCACGGCGCCTGGTCGTAGAGGTTCTTAAACGGCGACCACAAGTTGATCTCCGCTTGATCGGCCGTAATGGCCGAGAACGTCCCGGTGATGGGGGCCATGCGCGGCATATCGTAGTGCAGGATCGGATCAGGGATAGAGAGCCAGCGGTTCAGTTGGTAGCTCGAGTAGAGCGCCACACTCAAACTTTTCCCCGAACGCTGACCACAGCAGACCGTGAGTTCGTTCTTGATGGAAGGTTTGTGTTGATTCAAAACACCGAGCGTGAAGAGTTCCAACCGGTTAAGGTGGCACTCAGGACACTTACCGTCTTCCAGGAAGACGACGTTGTCGCGGATCTCAGCGATGGTTTCGTCATAAAGGTCATTCAGGTAAGCGGGGTTCGAGCATACAGGGCAGTAATCGGCAAAGAGCTTCATGCCGGTCTCGAGCTGCCACGGCAGGATCGAGGCATTACAGAAGTTTCTCCCTAAGATCCAGTCGAGGAAATTCAAAGGCTGTTCGATTCCGGTCTCGTTGATTTGACGAAACTGTGTGAGATCGAACCCACTGGAGACGATGTCCGACAGAAGTTGTGCCGGATCGATCTCGACGAACTTTTTCTTCTTTAAAACTCCGGGCTGACTCAATGGCAGTCCTCTCCGTATGGAAACTCTTCCAGGTAATAGATCCCGAAGTACATCTGAGCGAGGGACACGGTTTCTTCCGCGGACAGTTTGCGAATGTCGGCGCCGGCCGGCACTTCCGGGATCTCGTAACCGATCCCCATCAGGTGCAGGAGGAACTCTCTTGCGTCATCCGGGTCCTGGAGCTGCTCCATGAAGGTTCTGAAATCCGGGAGATCTACTTGTGTCTCAACCATGACCGCCCTCGTTCTTCTTGATCTTGATATTCAGAGACCGAGCGAGACGAGATTTCGTGACTTCCAGGAGATCCTTCATGGCGGGACCCATCCGATTGACGGCAATCCCGAAAGCCAAGTTGTAGGCGTCCATTTTCTCCGGTTGAACTAAAGCCCGGGTCTCGGTCTGCAGATTCTTCATCTCGGCCGCCAGCGCGTGGATCATGTCGCGAGTCATCTCCTGCAAGACGTCTTGCATGATGAGATCCATGACTTTCTGGGGGTCCTGGGATTTTTCAAGGTCCTTCGTGAGCTTTAGGATTTGTTCCGACAAGCTCGCGACCGCAAAGCCGGCGTCGGGACTTGGATAATTTTCCTGTGCTTGCGCGGCCCTTTCGAGCGCATCGATCGAGACCGCCAAGTTCAGACGTTTGATTTCATAGAGATCAACGCCTGCGTGTTCCCGTAAGTGTTGCGGGATGTCGCCGAATTTTTGAAAGCTCGTCGCATTCGAAGGGGGTGGCCCTTCGGGAAGCGGCAACGCTAAGTCTTGCGGCTCCAACACCTGAACTTGCTGTTGGGGGGATTGTGAGCGAAGCATCAAGGCTTGCGGAACGGCTTCGATCTCGTCCTCAGATTCCGGAACCAGTGACTCCACCAAAGGTGTGGTCTCGATTTCTACGGACTCTTCGGCGAGAAGGGCTTCCGCGGCTTCGATGAGGGGATTCTTTTGGTCCATAATGACGTCCTCATTTAAAAATAACCTGGATGCCGTGTTTTGCTGCAGCCTGTCGAATCTTCTCGAGCAGGAGGTCTTTGGGGTTTAGGGTATCGT